GTTGTTGCAAAATTTGGGTCATCACCGAGCGCAGCGGCCAACTCGTTAAGAGTGTCAAGTGTACTGGGTGAACTGTCAACCAGAGCGGCAACAGCAGTACTGATATTGCTGTCCGTCTGTGTCTTAGTGTAATAATTTGACAAATCAACAACTAAACCGCTTAAATCAACACTATTCCCGTTTGATATAGATAACTGATTATTACTAAATGATAATGATTGATAACCTATTGAATCAGGTACACTAATAACACCCTGATTTACATCTATATTATTACCAATTTTAACCATTCCAAAGGCTGTTGTTGATGCCTTTGGTGCTGAATCCCACCAACTTGTAGGTGTGCTTGCTGAATCAGAAAAGGCAACAACATTACCAGAAACATGTAAATCCTGATTTGTATCGCCTTGTAATAATAGATGCCCCCCACTTGTTTTGCTTAAATTCCAACCATCAATATTTACTTCTACCGCAGTAACATTCCCGTCAACATCTAAATCTCTATTAATAGTAACAAGTACATCTGTTACCTCGGCCCAGTCAATCGCGGATGATGAACTAACTGATGATACACTCTGAGATGATGTGTAGTTACCTCCGTATACTCTTTTATTGCGGGCAACCCTCGGAACAGCTATATTATTTACGTTTATATCTGCCATTACGTTTGTATAATTAATTCATCCTGAGATATTTCAACAAGATTACATTCAACAAGGTTATTCCTATAATCTATCTTAGCGGATTTCACCATCATTTTTTTACCGGAAATGTATGTATCAGTTAATACATTACGAAGATAAAAATTATTTTTCAATCGCATGTTATTTAGTGTTGTAAATCCTGACCTATAATTTGAGCTGACAGATCCTAACAATAGTTCTTCTATTTTGAAGGTTTGACTATTACGTGTGTGAGTATCTATTGTACTATATTCACCCGAAACATATTTCATTAATTTTGCCCGGTCAGTAAATTGTTTATTCGTACCCTCAGTTAAAGTTATTTTGCTCCCTTCATTCTGATAAGCCTCATCAAGATTGCCAATATAATCATAATCGTTATCAGTCAAATCATTTCCGTCTTTATCCTTAATGCTCAGGCTTATTCCTTTTATCCATATTTCATCAAAGAAAGGATCAGCAACAACATTATTATATGTATCTGTGAGCTCAACATCTGACCATATCTCAAGAACAACATCCCCGGTCATTGATACATCACTTGCTGTTATTACAATCAACCTGTGATCTCCGTCCCACGCGAAAAACTTATCAGATATTGAACTGAATCCATTAAAAATAGATTGGTAACTAAATCCTGCCGTTGTACTTGCCGAAGTTGTGTATATGTATTTGTTGCCTATTTTTAGCTTATAATATATCTTTAATTCATTGTAAGGGATTGAATGTTCAGTATCATCATAAGGATTAGGTTTTGTTTTAAGCAGAACCTCTCCAGGCATTGCTAATATGGCGTAAGATATGCCAACGTATCTACCTCCTCCTGCATCCTGATATGTTCCATTCGCAACCGATATAAATGGATTTAGCTTTATGTCAGCTACTTTCTGACTTGTTGCGAGTTTTGGGTATCTCAGATAAATATTAAAATCATTCGGATCTGTATTATAACTCAATTCAAATGTTGCAGGAGAGTAGACATTCCAGTAAGCGTTACCTGTCAATGTCTTATAATGATATCCACCTGCATTTGTACTATAACTTGCCGGTACTGTTGTAAACTCATCAGTACTTGCAATTGTTGTGCCGAGTATTTCTTTCTGAGGATAAGGGCTATATGTGATTACCTGCCTGTTTATTCCTCCTGATCTTTCAATAGATTGCCCGGTTCCTAAATAGCCTATTGAGCTTATGCTTTTTTCAATCGTTTCAGAAGTGCTTGCGATATATGCATATGTTGAAGCATTGAACCTCTTCCATGTTATTGATCCCCCACCGGCTCTTGTATGAATATCAGTGATATATACTTTTGAATTTTCAATCTCTATGGATGCGCCGTACGGAGAGAGAATAGATTCCAAAACATCACGCATTGACATTGGTTTGTCGTCCTCATCGTAGAAGTTAGCGCAATTTATATACGTTTCATGCAATATTGTACTTGATGCTGATCCTGAATAAGACGTGAATGTTGTTGCAAGAGATATGCATATTTCTGACCATGGTAGATTGATCTTATCGAATACTATCTGCAATAATTCCCATTGCGATTTCATCCCGGTATAGTCGCTACCATCTGTTTGCACAAATAATAACCTGTCTGTTATTGCCAGACCATCCGTACCGGTTTGGGATGTAATATATTTTATTGAATCGTACGGCTCCCTGTACATCTCTGAATTAAGATAACCACAATAGTCAAGTATAGAATCAATATAATGTTTGACCATTAAACCTTGTGCATCAGAGGTATACAGAGCATCGTAAAACTTCATATCTGTATCAGACAACATCTGAAGTGCACATCCTTTACCTCTCACTACCTGAAACTTATTATCAATCTCTGGTAACTCAACTATAAAAGGTGAATCGCCCCCAGTTATCTCTTCTGCTGTTATTGTACTTGCTGTATTCTCCCATATCTCTACAACATTGGTATGAGCAGTTGCACCTCCCATGCTGGTTGTTGTGTACTGATAATAATATTTCTTTTGAAAAGCCATCTGATTATCTCATTAATCTGTTACGCCTGTGTGTGTTGTCTATTGCCCCTATTAGCTTATTGCCTTCAAGTTCAAATGTAACATTACCTGATAATGCAGCAGTACCTGAAGAGCTATTATAATTCGAGTATCCAGATGCCGGTGCATACCCCCCGCTTCCACCTGATGATAACCCTTTATTAGAAAGTGAACTGAATGCTGATCCTATCGCAACAAGAGCGACACCGGCAGCAAGCGCAACAGGCCACGCAGCAGGGTTTGATATAGCAGCCTCAAGACCACTTGCGGCAATCGCATAAGCAATCAATAATTTACCAAACTGAACCATGAATGAAGCTATTACAGATAATATATTTTTTCCAAAATCTTTGAATGAAATATCACCCGTCATAAGTTTCCCCAATCCATCTGCGAATACTGCAATCCCTTCATTTATACCACTATTGAAAATTTGTTTAAAATCCTCGGTAAATTTTCTCTCATCAGCAAGTAGTTTATCATATTGAGATTGCATATATTCAGCTTTACCCTTGAAATCAAAGGATGCTAATCCACCGACAGCTGCTTCTCCTCCTGTAACCTGAGAAGTACCAATTGTTTTCATTGCTGACATACCCTCAACCTTATCGCGAGGAACCTTCTTTATTCCTGATTTAATACCATTTGCAAAATTCTTACCTGCCTCTTCACCTGATTTATAATAATCATCAGCTTGCCCTTCTGTAAGTAAAGGAATTTTAGCCTTTTCTGTTATATTTCCAAACGATTTTTTGTAGTTCTCAGAAGATTTTTTACCGAAATCTGAAAACGAATTTTTAATATCATTGCCAAAATTTTTAACATCATTTTTTATTTCTTTCCAATTACCGGTAAACACATCCTTCATTAAAGCTCCGAGATTCTTAATCCCGTTCACAATATTAGTAAGCACAAGTTTAATCGTAGCCCAAATTTCTTTAAATGTAAAACCTATCCCTGAGACAATAACTCTAAATGCTGTTGATTCATTATAAAGATCAATGAAATAGTTTATTACAGAGATTATTGCCTTTCTAACACCTGTAAACTTAGCCTCAAATGCAGGTAATTTAGACAAAAACCATTGAGCGACTTTATTCAAGATAGGTATTAAATATTTCCCAATCGTTTCCTTAATATCCCCCCATGCGTTTGATAACTGCTTCATGGGGCCAGCACCGGCTTTTGCAGCAGCTTCAGCTTGTCCTCCGAATGCAGTAGCAAGACCATTTGTAAGCGAGGTAAGTCTCTCTTGGCTACCAACAGCACCTTTTACCTCTATTCCGTATCTTGACAATGCATTTGTAGATGATCCCAATGTTTTTGAAACAAGGTCAGCAGCACCTGCAAGATCCATATTTTTGGCTGTTGCTAAATCCTGCACGAGTGGTAATACCTGTCTTATAGAATCTTTTTCTTTTACAAAAGCAGCGATAAGAGCTTGCGCTTTTATCGTCTCCTCATCTCCGAATAAAGTTTTTTTCTGAAGTTCACCGGCTTGTTTAATCAATGCTTGCTGAACATCCCGACGACCATTCAAAGCAACTAAAAGGCTTTGCTCTGCTTTTTGTTGAATATCTGATGCCTCAATTGCAGACTTTCCAAAATCAAATATCTTTTTGGCGGCAAATGCAGCTATGATTGTGCCTCCAATTTTCTTAATTGATTGTGCAAATGAGTTTGTTTTTTTCTGCGACTGATCTATTCCTCTGTCATAGTCGCTATTTTTTAGCCCAAGCTTTACGAAAAGATCGCCTATTTTGCTCATCTCAATTTGATGTTAGTTTCTCCGGGTGTCTCCGGTAATAATCTTCTATAACTAATCTATTGCGTTCGTACATTTCCTCTTCGCTCATCTGCTCAATCTCATCAATAGACAGAGGCCATAATTGTTGAGGTGTTTTCCTGTCGGAAGGTTTAGCCCATTGGTTATACTGCAATGTAAACAACGCCCTGAAATTCTCTGCTCTTTTATCAATGTTATAAACATAAGCCTTAACCCTCGTATACGTTTCAGCCGGGGTCATAAACAGAAACTCTTGTTTAGGTATCCCGGCTGTGCCAATGCAAAACTCATAATCTTCAGAGTAATTTATTACTTGCTCTTTCCCTTCTCCTGCTTTTTTTTTATGGTTACTCCGAACGCCTCAGAAGATTTAGAGACTGCTAAAATATTTTCAAGAACACTTTGATCCGCATTATTCACAGCAAGCCTAAACCCTTCCATTTCGAAATTATCAGGCTGGCGATAGAACATATTATAAGCCACTGCCGCATAATATATGCTTTGAAATGCAAGCTCTGAATAGCTGTTATTATCGATCCATTTTTTCAGATCATCAGAATCCCTCAACCCGTTTGCTTCCCTGAATAATAATACAGTGAGGTTAACAAACATGAATCCTATTCGCCTCTTCCTATAAAATCTGATGCCAAAAATCTTAAAAGGGTATGGCAGATCGACTACTATTTGATCATGTGTCTTTCTTGTCACCTTCATTATGCATTAGTTGCCTGTGTTGGTGCTCCTGTTACCTGGAAATCACACGAAAAGGTGTTGCTCTCATTGTCAGGAAAAGAGGCATCTACTTTTGAGATAAGGCAAGAAACAGTTATCTTCTCTGCTCCAACAACCTCTGTTGTCCCTGCTTCACTCGAATACTCGGTAAAAGTAACATCGACAGCATCCCCGGCAGCTTGCGCGGCAAGCAATTCCCAATATCCTTTTGCGGTTGCTTCTTTAGCGGTTGAGGCAATACCTCCAACAGATAAAGTTTGATTAATACGACCTGACTCGAAAGATGAATAGTCTCCTGTTGTCTTATTAGATGTCTCAATCATGGACGCAACACTTGAAAAATCAAGGGAGTTTTGACCTACCAACAGTCCAGAAGCTACCTGGATTAATACTAAAGTTCCTTTTTCAGTTGCCATTTTATTGAATTTTTAATTTTAGTAAATATAATGTTTTATAACATATTTTGCAAACAAATCATTTTACATAGAACATAACCCTAATTGAGCCTATGCTTAAAACCCCTGTTTCGCTATTAGCTTCGATAGTTGTGAAATTATTTAACTGGCATTCTTGTATCGAAAATGGAGCGTCGACAGAGAATGGAACATCGTTATTAATTATTCCCATAATATCGTCAACATCGTTGTGTAAATCCTGTATGTCATTAGCATCCATATATACAACATTGACGAGCATATCGACTCTATATTCATAATTAGTCTTAGGACCAAGCTCCTCAATATATGTGTCTGAAATAGTAATATAAGGATATGATATTTTTGCGGCTTTCGGCATTCTTGTATAAACGCTTTTACCGGTAGCTGTTTCAATTGCTGTCTTAAATGCTTTTACTATTGCTATTGTAGGGTTTCTCATTTCGTTTGCCCTTTCACATTACCGCGTTTAAGAAATTTACCGAACTTAATATCATTTCGCATATCATCTGCAACACTCTTAATTATATCAACGTTCTTAAAAGCCCAATATAAATATGAATCTCCTGCGAATCCGGGGTGGTTCACTCTCTTCCCGAAGAACCCTACCTTTGTATTACCAAGTACACGAGAATTTTTTGCCTCTATTATATGAGGTTTCGCTCCAATCTCAATGGCAGGACCATACGAAACATTTGTGCCAACAGCAAACTCATTCTCTCCTAATGTTACAGTTGATAGTTTTGATTTATAACTCTTTCCGGTATGATCTGTATATGTAAGTGAGTTATCAGATTTCGTTACATTAAGCAGATTTTTTGCCTGTACGAATATTGAATTTGCAAGACGGGAAGTAATAATATGACCACGACCAACAAGTCTAAGCTTAGCCTCTGACTTAATCTTAAAGGCAACTTTCATCATAGCATAATAGGCGGATTTCTTTCCCTGATCCCTTGCAATCTCTAACTGATTCATGATCCTTTTCTGAGATGCTTTGTCTAATTCCAGTTTTACTTGTCCCATCAGTTATATCCTTTCAGAAGCAATTACTTCAACCTCTTTTTTGTCATCGTCCTTATCTATAATAGATTTGATTCTGAACTCCTTATCATTATAAGTTACAGAATCAATATTTTCTAAATCTGCTACAGAATAATACCTGAACTTAAATGAATAGCTTGCATTTGAAGTCTCGAGACCATATAATAACTCTTCACGCATAGATAACTTTTTTGCAGAGCCCCATACTTCAGTTGTAGTTGCAGCCCCTTCAGAAAATCCACCTGTATCAGTTCCTGTCATCGTGCCGGTGAAGTTTAGCGTTATACGCTTATTTAGTTTTCCTGTATTCATTACATCAAACAGTATTGAGCAAGATTAGAATAAGTATTTTCTGATAAGTCAGTAAGACTACCCTCAAATGTATTGCCCCTGTTACGATATTTCTCGTCAATAGATTTTAGCATCTCTATTTTAACCCATTCAGGGCAGTTACCTAATGTCGTATATTTCACGTAAAAACCGGATTCGTTTTGTTGCGTTGTTGCTACGGTTGTCGGGCGAAGGATGAACTGGTTCAGCCCTGTTTTGAGGTAGGCTGTTGATGTGGTTCCGTTAATATTCACCTCTGTAATCGCGTCATGATCTGGATAAGGAAGTTTAATTTCTTCTGGAACTTCAGGAAGGAATAATTCAACGGTACGACTAACAAGTGACCGCCCTGTAAACTCTTCAATTCTACGTCGAACACCTGAAACAAGCAATGAGATTAACATGTCTTCATTATCATAATCAATCCGCATATATTTTTTTGCTTCTTCGATTGAAATAGGTTCTACTCCCTCATTTGAAAATTTCACTTGCATGTTTTTCCTCCTGCTATTTAAATGTGTCTTTATTGTTATTACCCTAACGGCTATTCATCCTTGTTTTTTGCTTTTTCCGCTTCTGGATCAACTTTTGTTTTGCGTTTTTTCACATCTGGATCTGCCTTTTCTTTTTTAGGCTCAATAGGTTTAACCGCCTCCGCATAGCCCGCCTTAATCAGCATTTTTGCGTAACCTTCGGCGCATTCATATTCGTCATTTTTTCGGTGCATTACAGCTCCGGTCATGTAATTCTTTTTTGCTTTAATCTTCATAATTTAAAGGATTTAAGGGGAGGCGTTAACCTCCCCTGTTGGTTATGCTGCTGCAATAGCTGCGATATCAGTTGCAATTGTTCCGGTAACAAAAGCTGCCGGGCGATAGTTAACAAGAGCTAAGCGCTCATTCATTTCAATAGTCACCAGACGCTTTTTGGCGTTGTCTGAGTCCTGCTCGTAGAAGTTAATCTCAAGTGATTTGCGATCAAACAACTGCGCACCTTGACCGAAGTCACCAACGGCATAAGTACCGGCAGTAATAGCGGTCGATTCCCATACAGGAACACCATTGATCAACATACGGCCATTCTGGAACATCACACGAGGATCATTCAAATAATGGCCATCAGTGGCTTTTACATTCCGGTAAGCGGTGATATCGGTTGGGTGCAAAAGGATGCGAGTAGTGCGGTATTCGCCTACGCGGATCTGATTCATTGCTACACCAAGCAAGTCAATCAATGAAGGATCTGTTACAGCATTGGCTCCGGCAGTTGCAAAAGTTCCAGGGACTAAATCCGCGGCATTGGTCAATAGTCCGTCCAGGTTGTCGCCTAATCCATCACCGTACAATACTTGTGAATCTTCTTTTACTTTCAGTTTGCTTGGTACACGCTGTGAAATGTAAGAGGCAATGTATGGAATGTCATCCAACATATCCTTAGAAATGACCAGATGCGTTGCAATCGTTTTAACCGAAGTTTCAGAAGCAACAAGATCAAAGTCAGTCAAGCCGGATGCATCCCCCTCAGCAACAACGTTTGCACCGTCCTCATATCCTGATTCTTTTACGAACCGGATCAGATTACTGGAAGTTGTTCCACCGGTTATAATGTCGCGCGCATGCTCGCCGCGTACCGGATCGTAAACAACACCTGGAACAACAGTTGCTGGAATAACTTCACCGGTCAGGTTAGTTGACTCCAACATTGTAGCAGCAGCCTTCACAGAGAATGAAAACTTTCCTCCTTTTGATTGCAGCGCGGATTTATATTCATCAGTTGAAAGCATTTCCTCAACGCTTTTCTCAAATGTTTTCCTCTTCTCAACCTGTCCAACAGTCATTTTTTTCAGTTCGATATTCTGCTCGTCAAGCTGCGTCTGCAATGATTTGTATTTTTCAACTTCCGCCTTCAATGCGGCAATTTCATACTGAGTAGCTTTTTCACCGTCAGTGTATTTTTGTGCGAGGTCCTGCAACTTCGTGTCAATCCCTTCGCCGTGCTCTTTAAGAGCTAATTCTAATTCTTTATCCATTTTTTAATAGTTTTAAATAATCGTTTTTTGTGTATGTTTCTTTCGTTTCATTTTTCGGCGGCTCCGAGATAATTTCTGCGGGAGCGGAAAATATTAACGATTTTAGTTTTTCAAGTTCAAAAGTGATCTTTTCATTTCTTACAATTGAAATAATTCTTTCAAATTCTTTTTTAATATATCCTTGTTTTTCCTCATCGCTCTTCATACTATCGATTACTGCGAGCGGATTTGCAGCAACAGTGACAATCGAAACCTCAAACAGTTTGATAGTTTTCAAAACATTAACTTCAATCTCCCCCCGCTGCTCCTTCGCTTCCTGCATTGTTCTATAACCGATTGACATTTCTTTCAATATGTCCTCTTTGATTTTCGTTTGAATATCTTCTTCTGCGGATGAAATCATTACCTTCAGGAAAAGCCCTTTTTCATCCTCATAAATATCAATAATCTTGCCGATTGGGTTCCATATATCATGTTGATAACAAAAAGCGATACGATCTTTTCGATCTATTAACGTATCAGAAAACGCTCCTTTTTCAATCACATCACCGTAGCTATCAACATTACCAAAGACTGCACCATATCCAGTTATTACGAGGTTTCCGGATCCATCAGCTTTATGATCAAGTATCTCGAAGTTCTTAAATTTTAGGCTTTCCATATCTGTCTGTTATAATTATTGTAAAAATATGTTTTTTTTATCAGTTATCAATAGTTGATTAATAATTCGCTAAACAACTTCATATAATTCTGTGCAACGGCAATTTATAATTTCCTCAGCTGGTCCGTCAGGGTCACCAACATATAGCAAACCATTCGAATGATACTCATCCTTTGACAGTCCCCCACGGCTTATACTGTCCTGTTCTGCTTTTGTATGACTGTCACGAACACCAGGCAAATGTGATGAACTCCAATATTTTTTAATTTCAAGTTTTGTTGAATCAACTGCTCTCCATGCCGCCTGATTTGATGCCTTAATCATTTCAGTTTGTGCAATAGCCCGCGCACGTGCTTCTATATTCCCGCGTATGAATTTTCCTAAACCTTTAACAATCTGCTCTTTTATTAACTCTACAGACAACCCTTCTGCTTCACCGTCGGCAAGTATCTCCCTTATTTTTCTAAGCGCATTTTTTTTTGATGTTTCTGTTATTGTAGTAATCATTGATCCAGCTTCTGTTCTCACTATATCCTGCATGTATTTTTCAAACATAGATATAAAAAATGTATCTTCATCACTTTTCTCTTTAAGTAAGTGTTTGCGCTGCATTAATGCTATGTTTCCAAACATCGAATAATAGCGCATGAATACTTTTCTTATCGGTTCTTCGGTCATGTCTTCAACTAATCCTTCAATATCAGTAATTGACACATTCCCGATGCGATCAAATAACGGCTTATATTGCTCTTTTAATGAAGCACGAATCATGCGTAACCCTTTACGCTCAATCCTGTTGCGCTCACGAATAAGCTTGTTTTTGAATCTTAATGTCTCTCGTTTCATATTACTTTAGATAATCTTCATATGATTTTTTCCCATCAAGTGTCATACTAAAATCAGATAATGGCGTATCCCCCATTGCAATCATTGGCTCATCCATTATCTCCTTGTCTATCCTGGTTTTTCCGGTTGCTTTTCTGATTTCGTTACCCGTCCAATAGGCTTTTCTCATCCAGTCAACTTGCGCTTGATAACCTTCTTGTAATTCTTCTACATCTGAATAATCATAACCCCAAACATAGCCTTCTGCCTGATATGGTGTGCCTATTATTGTACACTCATTTAAAATCGTTTCGTGCCTGTCAAGTGTTGGCATTATGCAGTCAGTCCACGCTGATTTTCGGGCCGTGGCCATATTGTTGTAGGTTTTTTGCCCGTACCCGAATAGTTCAGGAGGCAATCCATACACTGAACAAAGCGCAATAATTCCTGCGGCTGATGACTCCAATAGCTCCATATCTGCAAGCTTCTGCCCTAAATCAAGCTTACCGAACTCATCTTTCAATACAAGCGGCAATCCGCGCGATGTTTGTTCAGAAGCATCTTTGATTTTCTTAACTAAGTCGTAAACCTGCGGATCTGTTAACCGTTGTGGAATAGTAGACCCTACTTCATTCTTTCGAAACAGGATGAACGGCGCCCCCTGGTTTTCCAGCTGCTTTAATTCAGTAATTTCGGATTGATTCAATTTCGATACGGTTCTTGCCGCGGCCCGAAGTGGTGATAGTCCGTGAAGGCTGCGTTCGCTTCTCCAATTAGGATTAACGAGTTTTGAATGATAAATATCCTCGATAGGAAAAACGACATCAGACATGCTTTCGAGCTTATACCCCTTGACAGGTTGAAAGATCGAACCTTCAATAATTTCAACATCAGCGGCAGGAAGTGAATGAAGCTCGATAACCTTTCCGGCATTTGCCCCGGCTGTAATTCGCGGTTTGTATGTGAAGCTCTCGCCCACGGTCATCATGTAAATGATGTTTAGGGTAGTGAAATCATCCATTGAGGTATGTTTATTCACCTTATCCCTGAATCGCAATAGATCATGGTCATTAACTTCTATTTTCTCTCCTTGCTTGTCTTTTTTGTATAGTTTCAGTTTGGCTTGCTTTCGCATGTTATCAACCCTTGTAATTATTGAATAGACTGTTGTGTTTGATGAATATCCGTCTGTCAGGTATTTCTCCGGGTCGTCCGGCATAATGTTAGCAATTCCCTGATGAACCCAATATTCGTGTAATGCCTGATTGATTGTTCGTTCGGCCTGTGAAAGCGTAGATGAACTTACCCCAGGTATTGCCTTTTTTAGAAAGTTGAATACTCCCATTTGATGATATTTATTTTTTTTAAAGTTAAGTGTTTTATAATTAAATAGCAATAGCCGCTGTTTTTATGTTGTATAACATGATTACATGTTGTAAGGGTCTAAATCCATCGAGTCCGTATTTATGATGTCCATTCTTTCAGTTATTCCCGTCAAGCAATCAGCCGCGTCATCTGTCTTGTTCGCTGAAAATTTGCGTTTGTACGTTGTAACATCGTTATAGAAGTCGGGCCACCGAATATGCCAATCATCCGGGAAAACTATTTTTTGCTTGACGGTTGCCGCCGCCGTTATTATCCTTGATTCCTTATTCATCGATTGATGAAACCATGATATATGACATTTAATTATTCCGTTTTGCTTGTTTGGGTTACATATATCGTCAACCTTCCTTGCAAATCCACGCCCGCCGTTGTTGCTTTCAATGTCGGCATACTTAACGCCGTTTTTAAGCAGTCCACCAGCGCAAAGAGGTTCTGTTACCTCCATCGGTTCCGGGGTGTACCTTACGTCAATCACATATGCAAAACCGTCCGCCGTAACGTCGTAGTCAATAGAGCAAAGATTGTCTGTTCCGGTGTCTGCCGTATCGGTGTAGTTTTTTCTAATTATCGCCTCTGGCAGTTCTGTGTAGGTCTTCCAGTTGCTGCCATATAATAGCCCCGCCGCGCTTTTTGGGTTGCCCTGGTATAAACATTCAAACATTAATGGATCCTTTGACCTGGATTTCATCAGCTTTTTAATGCTATGGCGTTCCGGCCATAGTGCTTCTCCTTTTTTTCGCGGATCTATTTCGGTCGGCTCGCCTGTTTTGATTGCCTCAAAATTGATTTTGTACCACTTATCCGGGTCTGGACTTTCAACGTCTGACCAGCTATTAATCAGAATTACTTCTTCGTTTTTTTCAATAAATCCGATCAGGTCGTCATTATTCCACCGGGTAAATACAATCAATTGTTGACTGTCGTTGTGTAGTCGGGTGTCTGCCACTGAGTTATACCAATCTTGCACGTTTTCGCGGATTACAGGGCTGTTTGCCTCCTGCCAGTTTTTATACAGGTCATCCATCAAAAGTACATCCACTGGATCACCTGTTAACCCTCCTTCATACCCAACCATCTTTAAACTGCCGTCATGCCCAACAATCTCCATTTCTTCGGCTGTGTTGATGTAATTTGAATCGATAGACCCGGCTAACCTGGACCCAAAAACTTTTTGATAGCTTCTTTCAGTCATCAATTGTTTTGTTTTGCGCCCGAACTTTCTGGCCTTTGTTGCTGAATAACACACGGTCGCAATCTTCAAATCTGGTCTGTTGCCTATCATGTAGGCCGGTAATTGGATAGAGCTATTTTGTGATTTGCCGTGTTGAGGTGGAACCGAAATAATAAGCTTTCGAATCAATCCCTTTGCAAAAAGATCAATAATTGAGTAGTAATTTACATGAAACCAAGTAGCACTAAATTTTGGAAAGGTGTATTTTGTGAATGGTAATAGGTGGCGTTTTGCTTCACATTGCCGCTGATCATCTACAAGCTGCTCCAGTTCCAACAATTCGCTGTCTGCTATCATTGGTCATTGAGTTTTGCTTTTAGTTCTTCAATTCGCTTCAATCTTTGTTCTTCTGTTAGGGTTGTTATTTCCATAGAACCAGAATGCTCTGTCTCTTTCTTTTCGGCAAGTCCAAGGTCACGGGCAATGATGTTAGCATTGAATATCCCGGACGACGCCCCCTCAAACTTGTCTGCATACATATATCTGTTTATGCGCGTAATGACACCCTCAAAATCAGAATATCTTTTATCTTTGTTTTGTCTGTAATCTTCCAAATCCTCTATAATTCCAAGGTCCCTAACATAGCAATCAAACCTACTCCAAGTCAATGGTCTTTCAAGTGGAATATAAACCAAATCGCCAATCTTTGCGTTAAATTCAGCTTTATAAATAGGGTTTGATTTTAACCAATCTCTAAATTCTTGGAACAATTCCCAAAGCCTATCAGATGATTCTATATTCTTATGCAATCCCATATCACACAATAAAAATCTATTATAATATTCAAATATACTAAATTTTATCAAAGTTAGTGAAAAATATTGAATTAGTCTATAGGTGTTGTTATCCCGTAGTTAGCAACCATATAGGGCCACTAACTCATCATTTGCTTTTTTTATT